CCGTTGCTTTCGCAAAACGCCTTCTTTCATCAATCCAAAAGCTCTCGATGTTATTGCGGATATCTTTCTTTTTGATTTGTTCTAGCCGCTCGTTCTCAGCGTCCATTTCGTCAAAAAGAGCCTGATTGGCCAAAGCGTCCGACTTCTTAATCTTGTTAAGAACGTCGTCTATTCCCCAGTCTCGAGGGGTTCCGTTCGCCATCCAATTATCTGTAATTGCGAAAACGAATTGTTTCCCCTCGACGAGGTTTAAGAGTCTAAATTCGTCCGTTACCCAAACCACTTCGTAGCGCTTGGCTTTTCTAAAAACACAAGGCTTGCCGTCCATGGTTCGCCCTGCGAAAAGGTCTCGGTCGTAAGACCTGAGAGCTTTTGTATATGCGGACAAAAATAAACTCATAAACTCCTCTTAATTAGGGCGAGACGTAGCTTTGGATTACAGAGCTTCCAGCTGCCTTCGCGTTAAACAAGTTAGCGAAAAAGCGAATGCGAACTTCAAGTGCATCGTTCTCGGCGGCGGCGATATACATCGAGCCGGTCTCGTCCGCGAACTGCATTTCAGTCAGCACGTATTTTTCAATGAACTTGTCCGGAAGGAAGAAAATGCGCTGCGGGCAATCTTTATCCGCAACCCACGGTTTGCCGTTCCACTCGAGATAATTCTTGTCCTCAGAGCTAAAGCCGCCGTCGCCTTTGACAACGTTTACGTAACGCTTGTCTGCGGTCAGGAGCTTTTGATACATGCGGCGAGTGCCGAAGTCTGTGTACAAGCAATTAACGCCACGTCCACCGCGACGCTCGGCCTCGTCCTCTGCTTGTTGCAAGAAGTTGAGGTTAAGCGCTAAGGCGGTGCCAGTCGAAGTGCCGTCGCTAGTTGCAAAGATGCAGTTGCCTTGCGATTGCACATAAGTGGAGCGATCGACGTTAAACACTGTAGTGGTTCCGCCGTCGAGCTGAGTCAGCAAGCCTTGCATCTCGTTGCCAGAAGAGCCAGAGCGAATCAAAACGTTACCCGCAGATGCGGTTACCGCTTGATCGAACACTACGGTTGCGGTGAGGCTTGAAGCGTTTCCGCTCGATATAGACTGAATCGTTAAACCAGACTGCACGGCCACGCCGGCGGTGGTAACGATATCAACCATAGAGCCAACATCGAGGAACTTAAGCGCGGGCTCAGTCGATTCGCGGCCAGCGAGAACCACAGTGGTCGACGCTGCGGCGGCGGTCGAAACAGTTGCCAGGTCGCCCGAGCCGTCCCAGCTCAATTGACGGTTACAATCAGACTTTAAGTCGTTGTAACCTTCTTCTAGCTCGAAGCTCGCTGCGCGAACAAAGCTACCAACGTCGCTCTTCGACGCCTCGATCATTGGGCCGGTCACACCAAAGCGCAAGTAGTTGTACTTGGCCAAGATGATCGCTTGCACGGTGGTCTGGCGACCGATTTGCGGCAAGGCTCCGCCGTCAGCGGTTGCGCCGATACCGGGGTTGCGGCGTACTTTCAGCGGACGAATAACTTGGCTTCCGCTCCAAGGGTATTTGCCCTTTTCAGCGCCACGCCAAATGTTACAGTCCTCGTTGAACTGATCAACGATAGGACCCTGATAGAAGTTTTTAAGTTCGGCTAACCCTGAGGTTACGCCTTGATAATTATTTGCCATTTACTTTTCCCTTCATGGGACTAGCGAGTCTGGACGCTCTTAAGCATTTCCTCGTAAGCCTGATCAAAATTCTTGGCTTTCTTGGGTGCTTGCCCTGGAGTAACTCCGCCGGGGCCGACGTCCTTGCCTTGCTTTCCCTTTTCCAATTGAGATTTGAGTTTTTCGCCGTAGTAAGCGTCAGCCTTCTTTGAAATCGCCTCGTGACTCTCTCTAACCAAGCGCTCCCACGCCGCATCCGAAAGGCTTTGCCCTTTGGCGAGAACAGCTTCCGCCTTCGCGTAAACTTGCTCTTCGTTTGCGAGTGAGTATTTTTTGAAAAGCGGCGGCAGCATCGCGTCTAGCTTTGCGTTCGCTGCTTCTACTTTGGTTTGAAAGACGTGGTCTTTGAGGAATTTCACGTCGTCCAGCGATTGCAAAATCTCTTTCGGAAGTTGCGCCTGCTGGGGCTGACTAGCTTGTTGTCCTTGAGCCGTCGCTTGGCCGGTCTTAAGCATCCGATCTAAAATCCCGTGGAACTTTTTCGGATAAATTTCCTTAAAACGCTGGGCAAGGTGCGGGTTCTGTAAAACGTTGTCTAAATCAGTCTCGAGATTCTCTTCGAACTTCTTTTGTTCGGAGATTTCTTTAAACTGGTCAGAGTACGTTTTGTACTGACTAAGGATTTCTTGGAACCGATCAGGAGTGTACTTCTCGCCGCCAAAAGAGAATTCGGAAAGGCCGTCAAGTTCTGTAACCTTCGGGGCTTCCGCTGGTGCTTCGGCTGCGGGAGTCTGCTGACTGATTTCGTTGTTTTCTGTCATTAAATTTTACCTTTCGCTTTTAAATCTTTCGCCATGTTCGTTTGGACTCTCTCGTGTAAGTTGCGAGGCTTTGAGGGCTGAGAGTTTTTGAAGCGGCTATCGAGCATGCCCATTGCGATTTTGTCCGAGTCGACCGCTGGCCCCTCGCCTTGCTCTTCCATTTCCTCGATCGCGTTATCCTGATTCGCTTGGTCAGCGATTTTTGCTTGCTCTGCTTTGGTGGGCGCGCCCTTAGCGATTTGCTCAGCACTTGCGCCGCTTACGTCTTTCGCTAGATGCTGGAGTAATTCCGCCTTAGCTTCTGGCGATAGTTGCTCGACGAAAGATTTCATTCCGCCGCCGCCGCTTTCCTCTTTGGGCTGTTCTTCCGCGTGTCCTGAGCGTCTGCCTTTTAGGGCGCTTAACATCGGGTTCATTTATTTATCCTTGTGGTGGAATGCCCGCCTGTGGCGGCGGGGTTAATTGAGGTTCGGGGAGCGGCGGCTGGTCCTCGGGCATGCCGTGTGGCGGAACGTTTCCGCTCTGCAAGTTCTCAGCGCCCGATTGCATAGCCGCACCTTGAGCGTCCGCTTCTGCTTGTTGAGCGGCGTCGGTGGGCTTGAGGTTCGGGTTCTGATCGGGATCTTGTTGGCCAATGCCGGTGAGATTTCTAATCCAAGCCTCGTGCTCGTTGATAAGCTCAAGCACGATGTTTTGCTGTTCGGGCTGAAGCTTTTGGAACTTCTCGGAAATGCGGTAGTCGTCGAGCTCCTGCATCCAAAGCGCGTGGTCGTCGAACTCAGAGACCGGCGGCTTGGTGCCTTGCTCGATCATCTTTATGCCGCGGTTGATTTGCGCTTTTCGTAAACTAATTTTCTTCCAGCCCTGATACTCGTCGCCGAATTCGAGCATAGAGAGAACGTTTTGAAGGACGCGCGGGTCTTGCGGATTGCCGAAGTAGCCCTGTTGGTGCAGGTTCATTATTTCTTGGCGCTTTAGAACTTTAGAACCGGGAAGAGTGCTGCCTCGAATGACATGCACGTCAAAGTTCTTGCGGATATCCGTGCCGCTAAACTTCTGCACGGTATATTCCATGTTTTCGCCAGCGATTTTTAAAAGACGCTCTGTCTCGTAGTATTTATCAACAAACTTAAGAAGTATGCGGCAAAGATCAGCATAGGCAAACTCATGGCATTCAGTCTCAATGCCAATCCTTGTATCGTCTTGTTCGACGAGAAGCTGCATACCAATTGCAGGAATGCTAGAACTAGGCAGCTGTCCGCGAGAAGCTTCGTTAATGCCAGCAGTATCATTCATGTCGTCCTTGAGAGTTTTTTCTTCTTCAAAGGCGTATTGCGGAATAACCGGCATTTGCAGCGCTTGCGGCGGCGGTGTGTTCGGCAATTGGTCGTACTTAATCATTTCGCCGGATTGATCGTTAAACGCTTCGGCGGCAATGTTGTGGCCTCTCGCCGCGATAATCTTTCCAGTAAGCATGCGGTTAGACCAAGCGGCGCGCATTTGCTTTCCGCGGTTGATTTGGTCTTGAAGCGGGCGAAGGTGTGTAATGATCGCCTCACTTGAGAACTTCCCGCCCACGATAATGTCGTCAAACTTAACGAACGGAATTTCGTCGATCGGCAAAATGTCGTCTTTAAGCTTTACGCCATTCGCGGTAATAATGTGGCGGCCGTACGGGTGCTTTTTCGATGGCTTTTCGTAGTAGCTAATTTCAATAGCTGAATCTTTTAACTGAGTCGCAGGACTGCCCGCAGTGCCTGTCGTCGTATTGATCGAATTAATGCGCGACTCATACGCGAGCGAGTTTAGCCAGCAATCCTCTTCTTTGACGAGGTGTCCGGTCTCGGGAAAGTGGTCCTTGAAGTAGTCAATCTTTCGAATCTTGGCTTGAATTAAACTATGGTTGTCGTCCCAGCCCTTTGCGTACGGATCCGGGAAAATCTCAAAGAACGAGCAAACGTCAACGCGGATATCGCCTTCAGAAACGACGTCGTAAGTGACTGTCGTTTCACCGGTCTCCTCGTTTAGCTTTTCGTTCGGCATCACGCGCTTTTCGCCGGCAGTTTCGTCCCAGCTAACTTTGAAATAGCTAATCCCGCACTGCTGTAGCCACATGGTGAGCGGAATGCGCTTTCGATTAATATGCAGCTGGTCCCAAAGCTGAATGATTACTTGTTCGGCCAAGCGAGCCGCGTCTTTATCTTCCTCGTCGCCTGACTTAGGGCGCACGTCCCAGCGAGGCGGGTTCTTTAGAAGCCTTGCAAGTCGATTTTGGACAGTAGGTAGAATGCGATTGACGTGGACACGGTTGCGCTTAAGAAACTGGCTAGGAGTTGGGATAGGTCTAAACTGGCGGCTAGTGCCGTCAAAATAGATAGAGTCAAAACCACATAGATAAGCAACGTTAGTAAGGTTGATGCCCTCTTGTGCGATCCTTGCACTTGATTGGCGCCTTTCTTCAAGCTTTGAGCGGACGAAAGAAACTAATGCCTTGTCCTCGGCAGTCTGTTCGTCAGCCGATTGAATTTGAACGGGTTGGCCGTCCATTTTCGCAAACAATCTTTCGCGTGCCTTATCAAATAAACCCAATTAGTTCCTTTTCACGCCATGTTGAACAGCGTGTTCAAGTCGTTCGCCTGTCGCTCAGCCTCTGGGTCGATCGCTTCCTCTTGAAACGACGGCAGAGGCTTTAATTTTTCTGGTTTTTGCTTTTCGATCTTTTTCGCATGCGCAAACTCATTGAAGTCGCGGCTCATAAGGCGATTGCTAAGTGACAAAACGATGCGCGCCCAAAAAATGTTCTGCGCGATCATGAGCACGACCAAAATGCCAAGCGCAAACGCCTCTGCGCTCATTACTTAACGTCTCCGCGGTTAGCGATGTTGGTGGAAATTGCGCTTTTCGAGTGGCCGAACACTTTTTGCTCGACCGTCATGCGCGATTTTGCTTTCACTTCCGCGAACGTGTCGGGAAAGTGGACGGCAACGTCTTTGTACATTGCAAAGCCGTGCTTTTCGGAGAAGTCGTGGCCGAAAATCAGGCGAATGATTGCCGGATCCGCGTCAATCGCTTTGCAACCAAGGCGCTTTGCGATCGCCACTTGATGCTCAAGCTCGTTTAGCGTTTTTGCGGCGGCGTAATTACCTTCTAGATGCTCGCGCAAATGCTCAAGGTCGGGCTTTTCTTTGGTGAGCGGGGCAACTAAGTCGGGCTCAATGGCCGCAACTGGTTCCTCATGCGCCATGCGCTCTAATTCCATGTCGAGCGCTATGTCCTCGGCGGTGATGGCGCTAGGCGCTTGGATCCTGTCGGTGTTTGCCTCTTGTTTTTTAGCCTTCGCCATCGTTTTTGCCTTTCGCTAATTGGTTTTGGATAAACCAACGCTCGTAATCCGGATGGTTAGGAGCGGGTTGCTTGCTAAATTTCTTTTCTGGTTCTGGAGGAAACGAAAACTCTTCGATCGATGAGAGCGCATCGAGAATGTCGACGTAGCTTCCTCGCGGAAACTTGTTGTACTCATCCTCAAAATCTGTGAGCCCGCGCTTTACTTGAATGCCGGCCCACTCGAAACGAGGGACAAGCGAGCGTATGCGCATGTTCTTTGACTTCTCAGGCCCGCGGTTTACGCCATGAATGGGAATAGTGCGCTTGCGCTTGCGCATCTCATCTTGAATGAAGTGCATGAGCGCTTGCTGGTAAGCGACCGTTTCAATTCCGATGAGCGTGCATCCGTAAAGGTCTTGCACGTCGAATATTAGCTTTACTGTTTGAGTGGCGGTTATCTTAAGGCGCTTAGCGACCTTCAAATACCACATGTTGTTGACGTCGACGTCGATGATCGTAAGCGCTGTATAGCAGGCCGCTTGGTCGAGCGAGATTGCGGGGTCGACCATGGCGAACGTGTTTTTTATTTTTGGTAGATCGTCATAGTAAACGAGCCACTCTTTTTTAAAATCCTGATCGTCGCCTGGGATAATTTCGTTCTGATATTGATGCGCGAAAATGTAAGAGCCTTGTATTTTCCGCTGCCGCTTAAGAAAGTCGTCCGATAGCTTTTTCGGGAATAAGAGCGAGCCGTCGTCTCGTCTTGCTTTGTCGTACGCAACCGCCCAGCGCTCATTGTCTACAACCTTTTCGAAGTACATTAGAACCACCGCCAGAACTGCCACCACTTAGCTGCGGGGCGAACGATGAGGATGGTTGGCTTTTTGCCGTACTTTTCGCAAAGATGGTTGTGAAGTCTGATTAAGTTGCCCGCTTCA